CTTTTCTTCTTTACCCGTAGATTTATTTTCCATCTTCATGCGGGAAACAGCCCATAGGCACATCTTCTTGCTGAAATGCCATCCGTACTGGCTGAGATAGTCAGCCATTGCAGGCGGTATTCTGTCGTATGTATCTAATCTTTGTTTCATATTTTCCTGATTTTAAGTGATTGGCAAAAGAGGGGAATAATCCCCTCTCCATTACATGAACTCTCCGTTGGCGCGTCTGCGTCTGCGTTCGCCCATATCATCACCGTAAGGCTGTGAATCGCGGCGTTCGTTGTAAACCGGATATTCCGGGAAGTAACCCGGCATACGGCGTTCGCCCATATCTAAGCCGCCGCTATAGCTTCCACCGCGTGAACCACCGCTGTTACGATAGCCCATTTCACCGCCCTGCATCTCACGCATGGCTCTCTCGTAACCATGACGGCAACCCTCTCTATAGGCTTCTTCCATAGGATTACCGCCTCTCATACCGAAGTCACGGTCATATTCTCCGCGCCCTTCTTCCAATATTTCCCACATTCCCATATTATTTCTTTGTTTTAGATGTTTCAGCCACTCCGAGCTGTTCCATAAGCCGTTTGTTCAATTCCATAAGGTCGGACATGTTCTTGCTCATTTCTGCCATTTGCCCTTTCAGAGAGGATATTTCCTGTTCCTGACGTTGTTTCTCTGCAAATTCGGGGTTCAAGAGCGTCAGCATCTTATCACATCCCGCAATGACGGAATTGTGGAAGTCCATGCTGTTGATAATGTCTATGCTTTTCTGTTTCATAGAAGCGACCTCGTTGTTCATCGCATCACGAGAACATGACACTACGATATTACCGTTCTGTCCAAAGTCGGCTATATCCATGCCGGCAGGTAGATTTTGGAAAGTAGTGTTCTGCCCGTTGATACAGACAACGACATCCACAACCATTTCCATTTGGGGCAACTGTCCCATAGGGGGTGCCATAGGATATTTCGGCTTGGGAGCGGAAACGCTGACTACCGGACCGTATTCGATAAACGGGTTAGCATCCTTATGAAGTATATACAACTGGTTATTGGTACGAAGTGATTGAAACATATTGGTTTGATTTTAAAGGGGTGTGGCTATTCCCATTTTGGAAACAACCACAAAGCCCCATGTTAACTACTTGCTCTTTTGAGCGGTTGCTTCTGCTGTCGGAGTCGGTGCCGATGCGGTTGTCGGACGATACCCACCGTTAACAAGGAACAGTTCGTTGGTGTACTTGTTATAGTGGATTTCGTAGATACCCGTTCCGGCAAGGTTGCCGACAGTTACCGGCTCATTGTTGTAAGCCAGCAACGGTCTTGTATCCCCGTTAGTCCCTATCAGTATCGGGAGTGTAGCAGTCGTGCCGGCTGGTATCGCCTGGCGGAGACTGACATAGAAACCGCCTACATAGCTTCTGTTACGGAACGCATGGTTAGGAAGCTCCAAAGTCACGTTCTCCGTGCCGACCGTTACGGCTACCGTAGGAAGGGTATTGAAATTAGCCCTTCCAATAGTAGGGAACGGGAAGCCCCAATTATTAAAAGGAAATAATGCCATAATCTTTTGTAATTTAATTGTTTATTACTATATTTACAATCGGGATAGGTTGGAGTCATGACCAACTGATAAGGGTAAACCGAAGCCCTTCCCATTTTTCAATTTTCGGCATCATTTAATTCGGTAAAATCAATGACAAACGAAGAATTTATCAAAAGTGTATCTCTTGAAGGTGAGGAATGGAGGGATGTAGTCGGATATGAAGGTCTTTATAAAGTTTCTTCATTTGGACGGGTTATAAGATTGTCCTACCAATCAAAGAATGGAACTTGTGTATTTACTCATGCCCCATCCCTATTAAAAGGATGGAATCATTATGGCTATCATTATATGAAATTAGTAGACCATAATGGGAAGTACAAATCAATGTTTGTACATCGCATAGTAGCAAATTCTTTTATACCTAATCCAATGAATTATAAAGAAATAGACCATATTAACTGTGATAGAAAAGACAATAGAGTATCAAACCTCCGTTGGTGTAATAGGTCTCTAAATATGCTAAACCCTTTCACAAGAATTAAAAACTCTGTCAATAAAAAGGGAATTAAAACATGGAATACAAGACCCGTAGTAATGTTAAAAGATGGCGTTTTGATAACTAAATATGATTCAGCCTGTTCAACAGCAAAAGATGGATTTATACAAACTCATGTTAGCCGTTGTTGTAGAGGCATTGCCAAACAACACAAAGGTTATCAATGGATGTATCTTTCCGACTGCGAAACCCTTATCAATAAGTCAAAGAACTCTTTACCTAATGGCTAATTATCCCCAATAATTGTTGCATCCGCACCCACTGCGTGCATATACCGAATCTCCCATATATGCACCGTAGGCGGCCGCACGAGCTACCTCCGGATTAAATACTTGCAATTGCGGGTATGGCACTGCTACTGTAGGCGGCATTGAACAGCGGATTTTATCCACCTCTCCCTGCAATGTTTGTAGACTTGCTACTATTGGAGCAATTTGTTGCGTTACGTTTCCAAGAATAGTTGCATTCTGATTACGCTGTGAAATTTCACCTTTTAAAGTAGAGATTTCAGCGTCTTTAGCAGCCAACGCTTCTTGCTGACGACGCGCCTCTGCCGCATCCATTTTTGCTACAAGTGCTTGGAAACCTTCACGGTAAGCGTCCGCTAAAGAACGCGTATTCCCTTCCATTGTGCGTGTAAGCGTATTCATGTTTTCGCAGCTTGCTAAGCGGCTTTCATACCCTTGACGCTCAATTGCTGCTTGATTTTTGCAGCAGCAGTCTGCAATCTGAGTAAGAACAGCCTGATTTCCGGACTGGAATGCGTTGATGATTTGCTGGCTTGACATGCCCACCTGATTTCCTACATTGGCGATAAGTCCCTGGATGTTGCACAGGGCGCTCTGTAACTGTTGGGTAGAGCAGTTCAAAGAAGAAGCAAGCTGGTTGATGGCATTGCCATTGCCCTGAATGGCTGACATCAGGTATTCACGACCGACATCACCGTTAAGCTCGGCAGGCAGACCGCCACCATTGCCAAAGCGGTTGCCGAAGCCGTTGCCGCCCCAACAGAACCACAAAAGGATAATCCAGATGAACCACCACGAGCCGCCCCATTGGTCTTGGCTGCCACGTCCCTGGTTCAGTAAAGCGAGAAGTCCGGGGTCTACACCCTTGCTTCCCATCAAGTTGGGCAACATAGCCATGATGTCGAATTTGCTTCCGCCACCATTTCCGTTGTTCCCGTCTTGATTGAAGACATACGTTCTTTCCATAGAGATTTATATTTTGTATTACGGTCAAAATCAACCGCATCACAAAAGTATAAATACCGATACTGCCATGAAATCAGTTGTTTCCCAACGCTTTCCTAATGTTTTCCCAATATATTCTCAACATTTTCCCGCCTTCCATACGTTCCTGGAAATTGGAAATCATGTAGTTTATCGCGCGTTTGGTCTTGTGGATTTTAGGAGCTATCTGTGAAGGGTACATTCCCCTTTCGACAAGCAACTGTACAAGCAAATAGCGGGCGTCTACGGTTTCCGTATCCTTATCCGAAGATAGTATTCGGCTGGCGGGTATTTCGGTCTCCTGCGCCACAAGATTGATTGTTTCGGCAAAGATTTCTGACTTACACATAGTTTTTCTGAATTTTATATTTATCTTTGCCCTGCCACATAAAACATGAGATTAAATGAACAAAGCATAAGATAATGCGTTGAAGATATTAAAGCCTCCAACGTGCATTGTCTTATGCTTATCATGTTTTTATGTGGCAATATTAACGTGAAACGTTGGGGGCTTTCTTTATACTCTAAGCCCCCGAAAGAGTGTCAGCTACAAGCCAACTTCTACATCGTTAATTTCTTTTTTACCATACAAATAGATTATAACTTATTCCTGCGCCTACGTACATGCCGCCCGGATAACCATACCCAGCCTGCAACCCTAATCCCCAACGCTTCTTCTTCGGCTTGATGGGAACCGGATGGTAGATGTCATTTGTCACCGTCTGATAAACCGTCTTCGGATACACAGTCATACTATCCAGCCGTGGGTCTACATATCCGCTCACCACCGCACGATACAGGCTATCTTCATACACAACCCGTTTGCGATGAAGCAAGGTATCGCCTATACGTACTGTGTCATTCGGCAATATCTGCCAAAAGTCCGCTATCGGTGCGGAGATAAGAACCGTGTCAAGTTTGACAACCGTCTGTATCTTTGTTTCGGTACGTATTTCTGCCGGCAAAGGCTCGAACGGGCGGAGCCACGCCACCACACAAGCGATTGCCAGCAATACAACTAATAGCCAGGGTAGTTTTTTCATAACCTCAACAAATAATGATTTACAACCATACCTGCACATATTGCGACAGCTCCACACAGCAAGTCTATTTTGTTCCACTTGCCGTTATAGTAGTGGCAACGGTCGCTGTTCTCCTTGATAAAGAGCATCAGCAGTGCAGTGCTGCCACCGAATACTATGGCGGTGGATAGATAGACCACCGCACCTAAGATGTTATTTTTCATACCATAAATAATTAGTAAAACACTACACTGTAGAACCACTGGCATCTACCCATGAAGAACCGTTCCACCATATAGGTTTACGCAGGGTCACATCAAAAAATTGAAAACCATTATCTGCATTGCCAGGACGTTGTGAAGTAACTCCTACATTTAAATATGGAATTGCGAGAAAATCAGTAAGCGGACTTTTTAAATTCCCATTCGTTGACATCAAGACTCCCTGATTGTAAAAAAAATGCGGGTATAAAGTTTTGTCCGGTATGTCGTCCTTTACTGGTTTCCACAGCAATACCGATGTCTTCATACTTGACCAGGTAGAATCATGTTCACCGATTAGCGCACAGTCTGAAAAATCCTGAAACGATAAGGTTTCAACGTCATTAACCGAACTGAATCCAACAACAACTTCTTTTTTCCCGTTAGGTGACTCTCTGTATATCTCAAACCCATAGTTCTTACCTGGGTTTATATAGAAATATGGCGTTTTCTCTTTATCACTATCGGTAATATCTATATTAAGAACACGTTTGGCAATAGGTATATTTTCTCCACACAACAGATATATTGTATATTTATAACTTCCATTTCCCCTATTATTAATAATATTACCGATATCCCTTAATTCAATATTTCCTCTGTTAAAAGCGTCCATAACATACTGACGCATTCCTAATGAAGTCGTTCTATTATAATTATAATAACAGGCTTTGTACCAATTTGTATCAACCAATGTCCCCCCTATCCTACAGTTGAAAAACACGCAATTCATATCCACAATATCAGTATTATTCAAAAACTCAGGCATTGTCATATCTCCGGCTTTATCCCATAACCCTCTAAAATAACAACCAATATATGTTACACCTTGATTTTCACTTAATATCCTGCTATTCATATAAAAATAGCAGCCTATAAAGTTGGCTTGAATGAGACCTCCACTACCTTCAATTGTAACTCTGCTGGCTTCCCAGTGACAGCCGGTAAAATTAGCTTTGATTTTTTGAGTTAATGCTATATTGCTTTGTATGCAATTAATGAAGTTAGTATACAGTCCTCCTCTGAATGTACCTAACTTATAATCAAAAGTCCTTTTTTCGTTATATCCTCTGAATTCATTTACCGAATTAAATATCCAAGCATCTCCCGCTAACTCCTGTCCCTCATTCATTTTGGATATAGTACCATCCCTTAACACCACATTTATAGCATCAAGCCGGTATGTTACATCTGAATAGGTGTCCTCCCGTGAATAATAAATGACATTATGCCAACGCATAACATCAATATATCTATCAGCCAATGCCAGTATATAAGGAGCCCGCCTTATACTAATATTGTCCAAACGTACAGGAGCCCCACTGATTATGACAGGAATTTGCCAATTACGGTATTTCGTATCGCTGCCTTTAGACATGATAAAACCTTCTTTGATTGAAAGCCCGATAGAAGAGTATGCCGTTCTCCAATCATTTATTCCATCATTCATGTTTATGACAATATGGAAATCTATGAAAGAAGACATATTCATGTCAATCGACAATTCATTCAAAATCTTTGCATCTATGTCTTTGGTAAACAGATAAGTCTTCTTATTGGAACATCTTATACTGCGACATATCCGCACGATTGCATTAAATGCATCAGAGCTGTCTGTTTTACCGTCGTTGGACGCGCCAAACCATTCCGGCATTAAGTATTTGTTTTCTACATCCCCTTTGATATTCAACGCATTTAAAAAAACGCCCCCATTAAATTTTAGAATACACCCTTCAGGAATGCTTATCTCAGCGCCATCCAAATCAAAATCATACCTGATTTCGTATATAGTATCAGGCTGATTTATCATTTCCTGCGTAAGTATATTTTTACCGTCTATAATATTCCTGCGCAATATTTTATACCCCTTGCCGCTGAATCTGTCAGGACTAAAAGGGCGGTCGGCAAATTTTAAAACACTTAAGTTTTCCCCTTTGTCTACAGACACAAGGTCCTCGTCGTCCGCAAGACCGGAACCGATAAAACTCTTTAGGGTGTTAGGAGTAGTAGAACCATTTTCCCTGCCTTCTTGAAATGGAAACTGCTCATTACCCGTCAAAACGTCTCTTTTGGGGAGTTGTCCAATTTGTTGTCCTTTTTCTGTTTTCTCTTCCATACTACTATTTATTTTTACTTGTAAGCAATATCGGCTTTCCGTTAGTCAACAACAATGGAGCGTCATTGGCTAATAATAAAGCCCCTTCGTCAGGAAATGGATGCGGCTTATTCCCGCCAGCACCGGGAAACCCTATGGTAAGTATGCTGATTACGGGAATGCCGATTATAGGAATGCTGATGTGAGGGGTAGTGATTGGTTTCATAGGCTATCCCTCTTTAATCATTTTGGCTTCTGACACTTTCGTAGCACTTCTTATTGTAATTTCCATACCTGCCGCTATGCCAATAAGACGAAATATCACATTGGGAGCCCCTAAGGCTTGATTGGCATTTGGGGAAAGCGGGATAGGATTCATGCCTTCAATATTGGCAAATACAGTCACCATTCCGCCCTTGTTCTTTATCTGTATGGTAACGGGATTGCCGTCACTGACAAACGTTGCGTAATACGCTGTTTTGCCTTCTTCTTGTTGAAATGATAAAACTTCTGCTGCCATGATGTTTACTTTTTAGAGTTATTCAAATAGTTCACAATTCCCTGCACATGCAAGTCCACTATTGCCCGCTTCCCCTCTTCCGATAATAAGAAGCCAACATCTTCCTTATTGTCTTGGAATAGGTTCTCTGTAAGGACTGCCGGGCACTTCGTGTGCTTCAAGATGTAGAATCCGCTTTCCTTATCAGGGTCGCCATCCGTCATATCCTTGCGTATCTTCATACCTGGCAAAAGTCGTCCGGCTGCCGCATATAAGCTATCAGCTAATTTATCGGCTTTCGTCTGACCTGCCGAAGTCCACGCTTCCCAACCACGCGCCTGCATCCATTCAGAGCCGCTTCCCGCTGCATTACAGTGGATGGATACGAGAATTACTTCACTTGCCTTGTATTCGTTTGCCCTGCGGCAACGCTCCGATAAGGGAACGTCTATTTCCTCTTTGACGATACGTTCGGCATCAACGCTTTGTTTGCGCAATTCCGCTTCCAAACGTGTGGCAATCTCACGGGCATACGCATATTCTTTCAATCTTCCGTCCGGTGAACACTTGCCCGGAGTGTTACTTCCGTGTCCGTTGTCAATCAATATTTTCATTCTGCACGTCCTCCTTGAAATATTTGTCATAAACCACACGAGCCACCCATCCGGCGACAACGCCGACACCGAATGATACAACAGTAGTCAAGTTCACCCAAAACGGAGTGTAGTGCATGTAAAGCATAACTCCCACGATGATAGCGATAACAATCGCTGCGATAATCAGTTTCTTTTTCATTTTGTTACTCCTTATCTTTAGTTATTATTTCATTCATATCTTCTTTCTCGACATCGAGCACTTTCTTTCCGAACAATCCCAACGCTTTCAGTAAGTTGAAATTATATCCCTTTGGCTTCAAGATATTGCTTATGATAGAGCAGAACTCTATGAAGCAGACAAACAAGCATGAATACACATCAATATTCCATTTATTGCCGGAAGCAATGTTTATCATCACCACCATACAAACAAAGGCAAAGTATGTCACCATTTTACCCATAGTACGGCGCACAGCACTTGAAAACCGAAAATCTTCACCCAATAGCAGGCATTTCCTTATCCCGAACATTAAATCGCATACAACGACTGAAAATGTTACTATCAGCCACGGTATCATGTGTTCCAATGACTGTGCAATAAAACTGCTTGCTATTACCGAGAAACCACCCGGTATGCTTTGGGTAATAATGTTATTCTTCATCTTATCGTTATTTGTCAATTATTCATATCTTGCCGTAGTATCTGAACCACGCTCCCCATTTACGTTCTTTCAAGTAGTTCGGATTGTCCTGGTTGAGTTTGGCTTCCATCTCAAATGCGCTCGCTCGATAGGCGTTGGCGTTTACCTTACCGCTGCCTATTATGTTGTCTGTAAACAGGTGGTACACGAAGCTTACAAACCATTCTGCCAAATAAAGAATGTAGTAGAATAGCGGGATAAGGAGCAACCACCACGCACTGACATGGAATGCCAGCAATATGGACGGGATAGCCGCTATCTCCATACACTCGAAGAACTGTTTCTGATGTGTCCGTTCATGGCGTATGATTGTTTCGGACAACTCTTTCAACTTCGTAAGGATAAAGCCGAAGAACATAATTGTTGTGTAGTCGCCAAATAGGATAAGTTTGGCTAATTTGCTGTTGTAGTAGATTGTTTTTATATACATCATCTTATAGATTTCTAAAAATCTAATAGGAACATCGTTTTCATTTTGTATATTAAAATTAATATTACTACCTACACCATTAGAATACCAATCTATTTTACCACTTTCAACAGTAGTTAACTGTCCACTTCTATATAGACTAATATTATGTGAACTAAGATTAGCTATTATTAACATTCTTGTACCATATAACGTATCAGAAGGTGGTAAATAGGTTAAAGCATCATATAATTTGCTCCAATCAAATTCTTTGCCTGCAATCAGCTTATCTCCAGCAAATAGTCCTGAGGTCAATTCTCCTATTTTTAACATAATCATTATCCTTTAATCGGTTACACAATATGCTGTATTGGCATCCTTAGAGCCAATAGCCTCGTACTCGGCAGCGGTTTTCTTGGTGGGGGTGGTGAGGTTGTCGGAAACGAGTATATCTTTTACTACGAAAAAATTTGTAGCACTTGAATTCAATGCAATAAAAATTCTTTTTGTAACTAAGCTAATATTATTTGCATCGGCAATAGAAGTATAAGTATAAATAAACGAAAGTTCATAAGCTCCATTATTGGGATTGCAAAATGTGTGACTCGTACTTACTTTAAAGATTTCTTTTTCTGTAATTTTTAGGAATAAAATATTATCACTTAATAATCTATGTATAATATTTTTAAAATTATCAATGCTTCCAAATACAAGATTTATTTTTGATTCGGCTTCTCCTGCTTTAACTTCTTGATTTGAAGTTAACTGTAGGTGAGCTTCATTTGTAATCGTAAGCAAAATGTGTTTATCATCCACATACTTCTTCGTTGCAGGCTGGTAATCGCCCGTAGGGGTGAAACTTTCACTGTTGGTTTTGGTGAGGACGTCAGATTTTGCAGGAACTTCCGCCCAATCCCCATTCTTACGACCGTATGCCTTTCCATCAGTTGGCGCTTCATCTATGCCGCCTATCTTCCCCTGGCTTATCCATTCACCGTTCACCCATGCGTAGTAATCATAAGGAACTTCCGTACCTACGGCCATGAACCCGTCAACTGCCGAACCATCAGGAACGGCGGATTTCAAGGCTTCAAGGGTGGCGTATTCGCCGGCTACCTTAAATGATTTCCCAGGTTCTCCCTGTATACCTGGCTCGCCTTGTTCTCCTTTCAAAAATTCTAAAGGATAATTGACTACAGAAGGTTTACTGTCGTTTCCTGAAGGTTTAAATGCAGGTAATGACGTTACATCATCCGCTTTGTCCGCATTCGGTACTTCATTAACTCCTATGGAGCTAGCCATAAGGCGGGCAACTATTTCCTGATAATCCTGTTCTGTCCAAGCCATAATTATTCCTGTTTATCGGTTGCTTCTTCCGGTTGATTGTTGATAGCACGATTGAGCGCGTCAATGAAGAAAGGTTTGCAAAAAGTATTTGCATGCTCTTGTATCAGGGACACTTCTTCATCGGTATACTCTGTCTCTTCATTGGAGTTGTATATCTTCAAAGCGAGTGCGTGCGATGCGATACCGTTACCGTTCCGGTATAATACATTCGCAAAATTCTCTCTACAATCTATATTTTCACAATGCTTACGGGTAATGTCCGTAGCAATCAGTAATTGTTTAAAATTTATCTTTTTCATGAGTTATAATTATTAGTATTATCCACAGTAAAAATGAACCCAATAACTGCCGTCAAAAACGAAAAAGCAGGATATTTGATTGATTGAAGAAGCGTTCGTTGTGCCTCTGCTATTGGGATTCATTAGGTTTCCTTTTACCCAAACATTCCGGTTCAATTGGTTCTTCAAATATACAATCCGACCCGTAACAGCCGAACTTGGAAGAAATAGAGTAGGGGCAAAACTTATATCCGGTCCTCCATATATGATAATGTCATCGGTATCACTGACCGTATAGCTCGGTGGGGCAGACATCATACTGCTGCCTAAATTGCGGACGCCCGCAGCAAATCCGGAAGCCTGCAATCTGTTTATTCTTACCGATTCACCGCTCCTGGCATTTAATTCTACATTGCCCAATGCTTCTATCGCACAAGTATCATATCCAGCCTGAGCCATTACTCTTACACCGATTGAATGGTCACCGTAGGCACTCAGACTAAGTGCCGTAATCCCATCTCCACGAATACCGCACATTGCCCCGGAAGAGACATTCACTTCAAAAAATTTTCCACCATTCTTGCCTATCCTCAATGTCGCAGTCGGATTTTCCTTTTCGTTTTCAAGTCCTCTGTCGGTTATTTTGAATGCACCGATATACCCGCTATCTGCTGTTATATCTCCCGTAAAAGAGCCATTATGACATTCGATAGAGCCATCTTCGTGTATCTTGATATTTCCATTGGCGGTAATTATACCTTCCAACTTAATATGTTGCGACTTTAACGTTATACTTTCCGCCGACACATTAAACAAGGACGAAGCTTTTACTCCATTTTCAAACTCCGCAGCAGCCCAAATCTTGACACCATCCGCAGTGGTTAACCATCCCGCGCTTTTGCTTTCAAGATTGGATGTTCTTTTTGCCACAGCTTCAATCTTTTCATTGGTTTGGCTTAGCTGGGTCTCGAACTTTGTTATCATATCCTCGTAGGCATTATCGGTCAATGCCAGCGAATGTATGTATATATCCCCCGTAAACTTCAACTCGAAATCACCCGTTCCGTCCCATGTGCCGGAATACTCCTTCATTGCGTATTTCTCACCCGGTTCAAGACGTTCGGTGAAATGCAGGTTCTGACCGGGAAATCCTATTGTCAGCGTTCCGGCTGTAACTACCCTATACCGGAAAGAGATAAAGAACTTCTTCGGTTCTTCCCCTTCCTCATAGGTAGGCTTATTGGCTAAATCAGCATTTGACTGTTTAATTCCGGAAGAAAGAATACGAAGCACGTTTCTATCCCCATCTCTGATGATGGCAGCCATAGCATCCTTACGGGAATAGAACTCCCCATTCACTAATAAGAACTTTCCGTTTACAGTAAAGAAACGAACATCGTTCTTTGTCTCCCAACCGTTCGTATTGCTTGCAAATGCCGCATTGTACAGGTAATCATCCTTTGCCTGCACCTCGTCAAGCACTTTGGAGATTTCAGAGTAAATCAAATCTTCCAATATCTTGAACTGGGTAAGGATATTCACACCCGTTTTCAAGATAAAGTCACCAGTAACTTTATTTCCATTAGGACTGAAAGCTGTCACTTCTTTACCAGCCAAAGAATAAGAATCAATCCCTGCATATTGACGGAAGCTTGGAGTATCATTCCCGTATGCTGCCAATACGATGGCGTTCTGTCTGGTCTTATCCGTCCGGTTACCTAACTGTACAATGTCATCGCCTGCTTGTGGTGCGGCAGACCCCGTGTCACAGTCGCTCTTCGAAAGGTCTATGTAATTGTCACCTACGCTTGTTACCAGCCGCCAATAGTAGGTATTAGAGACGTTCTCATGTACGCCTGGCTTGATGTTGAATGTCTGGCTGCGGGCTTGGTCTCCTATTACAAATTCCTGAACAATGGTCTTTTCCCCGTCTGTGTTCTCGAAGTAACAGCGGTAAAAGGTATCGTATTCCTCTACCTTAGAACATGACATGGATGCGGGAGAAAGTATTATCTGACCGCCAACCTGGCGTAATCGCTGTATCAGCAACTCAATAAACGTGGCACTTTTGCGTGCCAGCATATGGTCTACTTCCAAATAGCTGTCGCCCGTCTTGCTGTCTACTTTAATGACAAAGCCTTCGCCGAGAGCACCGGAAGAAAAGTTCATGGACTGGATGTAGTCTGAAAATAATCCGCCTAAGAACTTTATTAAAAATCCAGCTTCGTCCGGTCTGTCTTTTCTTATAAAGAACTTGGATAAAGCCTCTATATCAAGAGCCTTAAAGTAGACAATTCGGTCGGCGGAAGTCCTGATGAACAGTGCTGGGTCGGCATCTGCGACGCATATATATATTTCCCCGAGATTCAGACCTTGTAAATGCTCTTCATCACTCGGAGATAAAGCAGGGGGAGCTGCCTGATTGTTTTCATTAAGAGCATCACCAAACCATAATATTTTACTAAGCCTTTTTTTCATACCTCAACCTTATCAACATTAGTAAATGCAGCTTTTTCTGCGCTGAATTGCAACATCTCTCCATCTTTGGCGTGGTCTATCAGGAATGCGGGGAAAGAGGCGGAAGAACCAGCTTCAGGAGAGCCGCCAATACCTGCAATATCGTTATTCTGTAATTCAAGAGCCATATTTATATGGAACAACTGGCTATCTTCAATAACTTGCGTCATTTCCGGAACAGAACTTTCCGAACGGACATATCTTGTCCCGTCAATTTCCACCATAGAAAGGCATAAAATACGGTTTATGTGTTTTGCAAACCAATAAGGGACACCGTTTGAATTTCCTATTGTAAGATTATATACATCATAAGGTACTGCGTATAATTCTTCTATCTCTTGCATTTGGTTGCGATATTGCTCATTATCTATTCGAGGGGAATATCCTCCAGGTTTAAATCCTGCTTCCACACGAAAATTAAATACTTGCTGAATATCATCTACCCAAAATATGTTATCAAAAGCGGAGTTATTGCTTTTATGGGAATAACGGATAAGCACAGTTTCCTCTAACAAGTCATCAGAGGAGCATACGATAAAAGGTTCTGATGTATCTTCGTTGATTGTAACCGTATATACGGCATCCTCCAAGTCTCGAAGAATGGCGTAATACATCACTACATTGTCATTATGATTATATGTGGAAAGTGATATTGGTGTAGAATTTCCTGCGGCAAGATTGTTCAGGCTCGCTGAAACTTCCTCAGAAGCATTAGTGAATACCTGTATATGGATTTTATCAGAAGCGTGGAACTTCTGAATATAGTCCATATCAAGCCCAAACTTATCTTTTACAGGTGAGAAAAAAAGAGGGCAAACATCACCAACTTTTACCATGTCTTTTCGTCCTTTTATAGTGATGTGCAACTTCACACATCATGCGCAAATATACATACTATTTAGACCAATTCCAAATAATACATTGTAAAATAACGAGTGCCTGATAGACTTATATGAAATCTCCTCATCTATTAATCCACACTCTTGACTATCAAAGAATATTTTACCGCTTCCGGTCGTCCATAATTATAGCTTGCACTTTTTACGTAGCCTTTATAGATACGCCCGTTCTTTTCCACCCGAATGTAACCCGTCAAGTCTGACGGTATTTCCAAATCTCCGGTCTTGACGGAAAGTTCTCCTACTGTGAACAGTTTGTTTCCCAATACAATACTCGACCTTTCGCTAACTCCATTGATTGTCACATCACTGTTACCGTCAGATGATGTAAACTCCAACGCGTTGGCAAAAGCACCTATATACCTTGCGTTTGCTTCAATCATAAGCCTTTGGGAATACATGGCATTGAACATAGTAGAAGGAGATATGACACCGGATATTGTATATCCATCCCTTACAAGCTTGTATTTTTCTCCGTCAAGTGATGCTCCAACAAAGAATATATCATTATCACTGTCGCTATCAGTCGTATCTTCACCTCTTTTTTCCGCAAGAAATTCCATACCATAAGCATCGGCTCTATATGGGCTAACTAATTCCAATACGTTATCTGTCAATGTAATGCCGGTGGTGTATTCATTGGTAAAGCGGAATTCATCGCGACCATTTACACTGTCGTAATCCTGTTTGTCATACCCGACTTTTACCCCCGAATAAACCAGTCCGGCATTCACATTGTATTCCAAATCGGAAGTGCTGTCCTGCAAGTCCTTTATTTCTGTATCTTGGAATAAAGTATCACGATGAACAAATGTCACCTTCTCGTCACCGATTACAGGGACAAACCCAAATTCCGCGCTCATCCAATTGGCGAATTTGGTATAAGATGTATATATTTTGGCATTGGGAAGTCCTCGTATGCTTTCTGCCGGAACTATCATCGCCATGTCTAAACGCTCATCTACTCCGGTGGCGATTTCACCCGTTACATTGTTCTTATCAGTTATAGACCTCAGTAAACGGTTAAGCAATACTTTAGGACTGATACAATCTATTTTTACAGATTTTCCACGCTCGGAAAAACTTATATTTAACGGTGTGTCAAGACTGTTGAATTTAAAATTAACGGGAAAATTTTGATATATAGGGTCAGATTTTGCAAGTGCTATATTGAAATTAATCATCTCACCTGGAGATATTGTCAAATTCTCATCAATATCGACAGTGTATGTATTAAATGTTTGAATTGTAGCGGATTGATAATATATTTTAAGCTCTTTACTATTTTCATTATAAGAGGAAAGCCGTATATATATCGGGAAGGATACGCCTGGTCTCTGATACGTAATGAATACACTGAATTTTACTTTTATTCGTATGGTCAAATCCCTGTCAGATATATTTTTGAACAGATATTCTCCGAATAGACTTTCCGTACTTTCAAATCGGTTTTCAGCCGTATCAAAAACCTCTACAATGTCCTTTGTCGCAATTTCCGGTTGTCCTAACATATAAAAAGGAATAGTATAATAAGCATTAGGATAAGCAGTCATTACATGGGAAACATTAGGCTCCTCTGCGTCACTTGGTATAGACCATTTTATATCACTGTTCATCAACAATCTGTCATAATCCAAAGGTTGGGACTCCTTTATTTCTTTTACCGGATATTCATACTGCGTGCCTTTCTTTGCTTTAATCAAGCTTGCGAGACTGTTGTCGACGGCATTTATTTCGCACGTCGTATCATTGTAGGAAAATGTGGAGTAGTCCAAAGCGCATCTGAACTTTTCATTTAACAGCCATGAGTTATTCCGGGTATAAAACACGAGTGTTGCGGATGAGTTCAGGTAATTCGACAAATATTCTTTCAGCAATAGCGAATAAGCGCCGTTGGCAAACTCAAATTTTGTGGAAAAACTACGAACAACTCCGTCATAATCCCCTCTCTTGAAAGACATCTCTACATCGTCCCAATTAACAAGCTCATTTGTGGCGTCATATGTCATTCCGCCTATCAACAGTTCACATCTGTAATACATATCTATTTCTTTTTTGAAGTTGAACGTATCATGGCATCTATGTCATCACACATACGCCTGACCATATAGGCATATTCTTTGGCGGAGAACGTGTTTTCATCAATGTGCATTTTTACATGAGACATTAAAGAAACGCGTTCTTTGGTAAAATATTCCCTATCCATTTTTATTTTCCCTATATCCGGAGATGTTTCCTGCAATTTTGCAAGGCGGTAATTGTCAGAAGCGGAAACGCTGCTTATCCGGTTCTTTATCTTATCATGTTCGTCCTCTCTGAATTTATAACCCAAAGCAGACATGACTTCTACAGCATCACTCCAGTTTCCGGAAGAAATGAGTTCCTGACATATGGCAAGGCAGTTTAATCGGATTTGAATTTTCAGCACTTCATTTTTCCGGTTTATTTGGGCGGAAACAGACTTTCCCCCTATTATTGATAAGTATTCATTGCATAGCTTCTCGGCCGCCAAAGCCTTTTCTCTGATACTATATCTTCCGCCTTGAACAACCTTATCAATATCCCCCAGGAATATGTCTATAAAGCGGGAAAGGCATATTTTGTTTAAGTCATTATATATCATATCTTATACTCTGCTTGAAATCCAATTATAATCCGCAATATGGTTGGCTTTCTTCATAATCCGACCAATGTTCTGCAATTGTTTGGTATTGCTTTCCATCTTTCTTTCAAGTCGGCTGTAATCGTTGTTTACATTAACAACAATCCCCTCTTCTCTCATATTCTTTAGCTTTTGTTCCAATAAACCATAATCCGATGTAAGTCCTCTACGGTCATAAATATATGATAAATCAGGGATTACCTGCGCATGCGCCGGAAGGTCTACCAATGTCGGCTTATCAGGAGTGATAAAAAGCCCGTTATTAGTTACGATACCCTCTTTCTTGCCGCCATCACCTACTATTGCCAAACCGCCGGGATGGTCTTTTGTCCCTTTGGCGTATTTGGGAATGGGCTGGGCTATTATGGTCGCCAAGCTAACTGCTCCTTGTGCTATAATTAATGGGATTATCCCAGGAGCAGCGAATGGATTAGTCCATGCTTTCATTATAGCTAAAGATGTAGCCATTATCGTTTGTATAATATTGTTAGCCTTGTCAAACTTTGCTTGCTTCTCCTGCAATGCGGCTTTTTTCTTTTCAAGCTCCGCATTTTTCTTTGCTGTTTTATCCTCCGCGGCACGTTTACGAGCTTCCGCTTCTTCGGTGGAGATTGCACCATTTTCTTCAAGTTTTTCTATTCTTTCGACTTCTCTATCATATGCTTCATCATTAGCATCTTGTTCAGCTTCCACTTCTTCCATCTTTCTTTCAAAAATAGCAGTTCCCAAATCTGCAAATCCTCCCAGTAAATCAGATATAGCTTGAATAGTTTCTGCTATTTTATCCATTTTCCTCTTGTTAGCTTCAGCTGATTTATCTACTGCGTTTATTTCTGCATCCCTAACCTTTTCTGCAAGGGCAATTTCAGCTTGTGCTATCTTTTCTTTCAATTTTAATCTATCTTCTTCCGATAGACCTGGTGTATTTAGTTGTTCTTTGGCTAAATCAATGGCTAATTGTGCTTGCTTTATAGCATATTTTTCTGTTATTTCCTGCTTCTTCCTTTCATAATCTTCTTTATTTATTAAACCTTGAGAATATTGTGCAGCTGCTTCATCTAATTCTTTAGACATTGCAGCATTTATAATAACCGATTGAAAAGAATAAGATTCTTGTATTTTCTTATTCTTTTCAGAGGCGTACCTTTCTTCTAAATCTAATCGTTTTCTTTTGTACTTCTCATCAACAAGAAAAACATCTTCTCCGTTTTTTATAGCAGCATTTATAGCTTGTTCCCTTTCGTTATCGAGCAATTCCAATCTTAATCTATATTCTTCTTCGCTCCCTTTTTTTACAATGTCTAATTTATGTTCAATTTGAGACTTTTCTTTATCAAGTCCATAGGATAATTGTTTATCTTCCAAAGCTTCTTGCATTGCTTTTGCAAGATTTTCTCTGGTTGCTTGTTCTTCCTTAGAACTGCCTCTAATAGCTGCAATTCGCTTGTTATAATTCAATGATATTTTAGCAAGTTCTTTCTCTAATCCCTCATCCATTAAATCCAGTTCGGATTGTTGTAAAGCTTCACGAATGCGAATACGCTCTTTAGCGGCTTTTTCCAAAGCTTTCTTTTCTTTATCCGTTAATATTCCATTATTGCCAGCATCGGACGCGTTACTCCCTGCTAAATCAATTTTATTAAGTTGGTTTATCAATGATTCTGTAATAGACGATATTGCTTTTTTACCGGCAGCGGCTTTAGTTGCAACATCAATTTCCTCCTTAATAACACTATTTGTTCTTTTCCATGAAGTTAGAATAGTAAAAAAACCTCTATTTTTTAATTCATCTTCCAATTTATTGCGGTTGGCAATAGCTAATTGATAATCAGTATTTTCAAACTCAAGTCTTGATTTCAAAGTTTCAATGTATTCTTCTTTAGCTTTTATGGCGGCTTCATCGGCTTTCATACCAGATTGTACATATTCTTGATACAAATTTTGCATGTTTCTTGCATTCTTTTCAAGAATATTGGATTTAGCCATTTCATTTTGAGCCATAGCAACTGCTCTATTGTTATAATCATCTTGTAGCTGATTGGCGTCCTTTAATTGATTAGCTACATTCCTAATACCTCTTGCAAAAAAATCAATAACATTCTTTGCTGGCCCAGTGGATTTTTTGAAAGATAACATAAATGCTTCCCATGCCGAAGACAATCCAAGAATTGCTCCTTGTACATTATCCCCCATAGTATTTGCCATGTTCCCAAGTTCTTCTTCAACTCCTGTTATCTGTTCTCTTAAAGGGATAAGCGCATCAATATTAGTAAGCAATGTATTGAATTGAGCCACACTTCTTTTATCAGTGAGTTCAAGCGTAGTATTTAAATCCACACCTTGCTCTTTTAACTTCTTCAACCCATTCACAAGTTCAGGCAATGTTTTTACCGCTCCACCTAATGATTTAGCCAATAGTCCATTACTATCAGCAAGATTAAGGAATATATTTCTTAAAGCTGTCGCGGCCATAGACGCATCAAATCCAGAGTCTGCCAATTTCCCTAATAAGGCTAAAGTATCTTCTATCTGAAAATTGAAAGCTTTTGCCACTGGACCCACAATAGGCATCGCTGTTTGCAAATAAGAAAAAGACAAAGCGCTCTTGGTTGTAGCAACAGCCATTGCAGATACATATCGTTCCGTTTCTGATGTGTCTGCATTAAACATTCTAAGTGCAGCACCTGCAAGAGCTGCTGCTTCTGGCAACTCTGCGCCAGTAGCTTGGGCAAATTTTAAAATACCCCCCGTTGATTGCAGAATTTCATTTTTAGAAAATCCCAATTTAGCCAGTTCTATTTGTAAGGCAGTAGCTTGTGATGCTGTATATTTAGTTGCCGCACCTAATCGTTGAGCATCAGTTGTCAAGTCTTTTATATTTTTAGATGTAGTACCTAAAATTGCTGCTAATTTGCTATTTGCAGCTTCAAAATCAACAATAGATTGAGCACCTGACTTAAATAAACCTATGAGCTTTTGAAACCCACTGATAACAGCTTGTGCTCCAACCATTCCCTTTATCATAGAACCTACCCCAATTCTAACTTCATTGAGTCCGCCTGCTACATTTGACCTTAAGATATTTCCATATCCTTTGGCGATAATTCCTAAATTTTTAAACGTCTTATTTCCGTTTTGTAATTCGACTATTGCAGCCTTTATTTCGTTCTTATATGCCCCAATAGCCATCTTTTGCTTAGTATATGAATCAGTATTTCTGCGTATATACTCTGTATTCTTAGCTATCTTATTATTTAATTGCTGACGCACTTTGTTGTCTTTATCTTCTGCATCAGTAACTTGGGAAACTGCAATGCGAAGCAGTTTATTTTGCTCTTTTGCCTCATTAATAGAATGAACCTCTTTATTTGTCAAAGCAATAGCTTCTTGCGTGGTAATTTTAAGTTTCTTCTTTTCTTGATTAAGCATCTTTTGCTGCTTTAATCTTTCCGTTTCTACTTTAGCCGCTTTTAACTCTGCTTGCGCATTTAAATCATTTGCTTTAGCCTGCTCCAAAGCTTCTTTTGTGGCTTTTTGGGTCTCCTCTGCAATGTTTTTTAAAAGAGCCTTATATTCATTTTGGATGTTAGCAAGTTCTTTCTCTGTTGTAATTAACTTTTTTTGAATCTCTTCAAATAATCTTGCCTTATTAGTCAAGTCGTCATAATTAGAAACCGGAATACTATAAGATTTAGCCAGTTCTTTCCCTAACTCCGCATATGCTTTTTTAACTTCCGTAAATTTATTAGTCAGGCTGGTTAGTTGATTTAAAGCTTTATCGCTTACTACATCGGTAATTACAAACTCGTTTGCCATAAGTCCTAATTTTGAGTGCCATGCAACATCACATGGTGATACAAAGATATTGAATTATTTATAATTTTCTAAATAAGAAAGGCAAAAATGAAAATCATAAAAGGGAAGAGAAAAAGAAAAAGCCAGACATTACATCTGGCTTTATTATTTGGAAATAATCTTAAGAATACAATTAGTATATCACTGCATTTCCACTGATTATATATACCGGTAAATTAGACCTACCCTTTTCTATTTTTTCAATACTAAACGAAATAATCCCATTTGCGCCCATCTCTTTGGCTTTATTAACTGCGGATGAAATCATTCTTTCATAAGTAGGGACATAATATTTTCCAATAGATATGCTTCTTTTTTCATGCACATAGTTTCTATCTTCTTTTTTTACTTTATTTCCTGAATGAAACTCCAAATATATTGGACCTACGGGAGTAAAATCCTTATTCCCAATTTCAGTAGGATTAATTACAAAGTTAGGGTCTTTGACATATTCTCTATAATCAAGGGAATATCCTATTTCATAATAAGTGCTCTTACATGATGTTACTGATAGCAAAATCAGAAACAAAAATAATAGTTTTTTCATAAGCCTTTAAATGTTATCAGATTTTTTTATGTTACATAAAAGATATTTGTTTTAAGTTTTGTTTGCAAAGTAATTCCTAATAAATCATTTTGACAATATTTTTAACGGAAATCTTTGTAATTTAGACTGGTTATAAATAGCTTATCACTTCTTTTTCCCAAATAGTTCAGAGTGGCTTCCAAGTCTAAGAAGTTCAATCCCCGTCTGTATCAAAAGATAATTATGCTTTATATGGTGTCCCATTTTCATAAAGAAATTCAGGAGCAATGTCCGCACCGTTTGCCCAAAATACTGTACCGTCAACCCCGTAACGCTCAAACTCGCTTTCATCTTTCAGTTCCTCGAAAGCCGGATATTTCAGGAGTGGCGTTAAATCTACTTTTCTTCTTTCTCCATTGTTGAACGTACACAAAAGAGTGTATTTACCCATATATTCAGCGGATTCTACTAATAGTATCATAACCTTTATTTTTAGCGTTTAATCTTTTCTATTTTCTCACCGTTTTGCGCCTTTTCCCAAATTTCAAGTAATTGCGCTTCGTGGGTGTCTATATATTCATTTATCAGTCGGATAGTCTTTGCTGTTCCCTTACCTTCTACCATCCTATCTTTGATAGTGATAGTAAACCAGTTGCCACCGTCTTTAATGTGCAGGTGTGGTGGGTTGTGGTCTTGCCCGTACATGTATATCAGAATACCCCGAATAATGTCTATTGCGCTCATGCCTTTTCTGTTGTTGTTTTGAATGAGCCAAAATCTGTCGTATCAATAACCCCGGCATATTTACCGGAACGCGCCTCGTTTATGGCTGCAACCGTCTCTTCATTAGGTTCTGAATACATTGCATCCATCAAGGTGCTTTCTACAAAATTATTAAGGCTTCTGTTTGCCTTCTTAGCATGTTCCTGCAAGATTTGCAATAAATCCTCACGCAAGCGGAACGAAGTTTGTTTTCTTACTACTGCTTCCATATTATTATTTGCATTACATTGTATTATATTGTACAGCAAATATAATACAATATTTTGGGCGACCAATCAAAAATAAGAAAAAAGTAATCCAAATAATTAATTTTCTAATAAGAGGTTTGCTATTTCAAAGATAAGGGCTATCTTTGCAGTGCTTAATACAACATAATAATTCTTGGGCAAAATAAAGCGAATACATTTTGTACAAGATATTGGGAAACCCTCTGAGGTGGCAGAAAGGAAACAATCTGCAACTTCTATGCCCTGCGTATGTTGTGTTAAGCACACCTACGGAGGGTTTCTTTTTATCATATTCGTTATAAATATGCTTAACACAACGAATGAACTGATTCCTATTAGTGATAACAACGGTAAGAAAGCCGTTAATGCACGTGATTTACATGCTTTTCTTGAAAGTAAAAGAGATTTTTCAACGTGGATTAAAGACCGTATTAAATCTTATGATTTTATTGAAGGTGTTGATTATCAATCATTCACCGAAATTGTGGAGCGAGAAATAGGAGCTACGACACGAATCGAATACGCTCTCTCAATCAGCATGGCAAAAGAACTATCCATGATTGAGAATAACGAGCGTGGGAAGCAAGCGAGAAAATACTTTATCGCATGTGAGGAAAACAAGCACGAGCTTTCCCGAAAAGAACTTGCCTTAATGGTGGTTCAAGCCGAAGAAGAGAAAGAACGCTTGGCTTTGGAGAATGAAAAGCAGCAGAAACAAATAGAGAAACTCCAGCCTAAAGCCGACTTTGCCGAAGCTGCCTTCAGGGCAGAGGGTAAGGTAGACATAGGTCAAGCCGCAAAGATACTCAATCTCGGTTTTGGGAGGAACACCCTTTTCGGGAAGCTAAGGGATGCGGGCATATTCTTCAAAGACAGGAACGAGCCGAAACAAAAGTATATTGACGCAGGCTACTTTGAAATGACGCTGTAGCCGCCAATACGCAGAGACAACCACCCTGACATATTATGCCAAAAGGTGTTTTGCAAACCAAAAGGTCTTGCTTATATTAACCATCTATTTGGCGGAAAGCCTTCTGATGGGAAAATAGCAAAAATCAAATAGCATTGAAGCATAAACATTTACAGGTACGGAGTAATGACGTACAGCTATAACTATACCCAAAAACATATTGCCACGTAAACAAGCATAGATGCACGTTGAGGTTCGACCAACGTTCACGTTATGATACCCCGTCAGCAATACGGCTGGCGGGCAGATGGCAGAAATAACGACTAAAACAAATATTCATCTATTATGGAAATCAGCACAGCAATGATGCAACACATCCTCCGATTGACGGAAGGATATACGGATTTATTGAACGAACTTAAGGAAGTCAAGGCGGAACTTGCAGAACTCAAAGGAGAAAAGCCCAAGAAGCCGACAATTCATGAAACCAAATACCCACACATGAGTATAATAACCAGGAAATGATTGTATAAGGCGGGAGTTATCCCGCCTTTGTTCTGTTTTTAATATTTTTCAATTTAAAGGCAGAAAAATTACGGGGGTTATACAAAAAACAGTGTTCTTTTTTTAATATCAGAACCAAACATATTCAATCAGTTTCCCGTTGAACATTTCGCCTCTCGGGCAAAAATTGAAAACCCCGTCTTTCTCATAAAGGATATATACTTTCCCCTCCATCTTTGCGGCTTTTCTTGCAAGCGAACGCATCTTAGCTATATCTGCCATTCTCTTTTTGTTTTCACACGCACATCCCATTATAAACCGAATTTTCTAAAATAATCCGCAATACCTTGCTTTATATGCCCTTCCATGAATGCCTTTCTTGCATAAGAACCGACCTTGTAAATCGCCTGTCCGTATTTCTTTTCTATATCACCGCTAAAGCTTATCCCCACACTTTCAATCCTCAGTCCCTTATCTATCGGTACGGCTGTAATAGAATCGTGAAATTCACCCGTAATTATCAGGTTTGGCGTCCCTTTTGAACTTACAGGAGCGTTTATCAGCGAAGAATACATAAGCGGGGCTACCCTTTGCTTGAAAGCTGCATAGCCTTTGGCGTTCTTATACCAATACCCCGCTTCTTTGGTATTGAAATACGGGTCATTAAGGTAAGTAGGGCGTAATGGTTTATCATTTCCGTTAATACCTGACCATAGTTGTTCTACAATATATTGGGAAACTTCTTCTCTGTTTTTTACCATAATATCCCGTATCATCGGTTCAAATCCGGTAGCAAACCGTCTGAAATTTTCTTCTGCTTCAATAATGTTAGCCATAGTCAAGACAATTTAGGGGCGAATGAACGCCCCTAATTAAACGATACCACCATCATAATATACAATCATCTTTTTTCTGTCTTGCCGCACCGGAAGATGCTATATCATCGTAGATGGACGAAAGGGTTTTCTCCCTTTCTTCGGGCGGTCGGTCAAGAAAAAACACATTCTTATGTGTGTTTATGAAGTCCCTCTTCTTCATATTTCTCACCCTCTCTTCATTGAATGTTACACCTTCTACTATCATGTCCAAGCCTCAATACCTGTAATTCCGGCTTCTTGCAATACAGAGGGAGATGCAAGGGTAACGGGGCCCTCGCCAACGGTAGTAATGACCCCGTTAGCATAAGAAGCACTTGTCGCCCCATTCAACGCTTTTTCTGCATTCTTTGCCAGTAATTCACCGTAATACTCCGTAATATCCAAATTTCCGAAGTGCTCAATCAATTTGTACTTGTTTGATTCTGTTGATACCAAATCAACATATACCAATCCTTTCAATGCGTCAACGACATCAAAATCATAAGCTCTCACATCCGCGTTCTTAATATACTTTTCGTAATCCTTGAACATGGTTGCGATAGTCAAGTTGGCTTCTGTGCCGGAAGAATCCCAATCCTGACCGCCCGGATAAACGCCGGACAGTGGAATGCCCGCCAAATCTTTCGTACCGTCATTCATTCCGTAAATGACGTTGTTCTCATCTACAAAATAAGCATCAAATGCCACATTCTTTGCCACCATGATGTTTGCTTTCAAGCTGGCATCGTAGTCCTGCAAAGTCCATACATCATTTTTAGCTGAATAGCTTGTGATTTTAGTAGAGCCGTATCCCGTAGCAGAAGTTTGAGCCTCTCCACCGGAAGGTGCATATTCCACAATCGTTTTGATAGGGAATATTCTTCCCGGACGGTCTGCATGGCAAGCCTTTTCAAAGGCTTCCGCTGTTTTCTCTGTAGGTATCTTATGACCGTGAATAGTCAGTATGATAGCTTTTATTTTACCGGGGGCAAGCACACACACGGAGCTACCCGTATTAAAAGTTGCAACGCCCGGACACTTTCTATAATCTGTTGCCATAACATTTTACTTCTTTAATGGTTAAATTTACATTTTTCATCTCGATAGCATCAATAAAATCACTGAATGGCTTCCCGTCTTCTCCTATAACTCCAACCCTGCCATATCTGTAGTTTTCAATGTAGGAATGTGGAACCACATCATTGTAACTACGGACAATGTTTATGTCTTTCTTGATTTCATCCAAGAAAAGATTGTATATAGGTCGCAATACCTGCTCAAAGGAAGTTTTTTGCCGGTCTTCATTCGAATACCCTTTCAAAGTGTTTACCATAATAATAAACTCCAGGCTAACCTCTGTCTCGGCAGAACTTCTATCTTCCGTGAACGGAGAATAAAGACATATTATAGGAAACTTCAATTTACTTGTCTTGGGGCTTTTACCCCATAAAGTTAATTGATTGCTTATGTAGGCCCAGTCTCCGAATAAAAACGACACATTGCTTCCGTATCTTTTCGATACCTTTTTTACAATGTCCGCAAATATATCATTTACCGGCTTCATATTCCCATACAGTTTATTTTACGCAACATACATGGATTGAAACATACACCAGCATATTCCTTTCCTTGCAAAAGTTTATAAACACGCTTGTTCGTATTTACCATATCATTCCATGCCCTAATTTGCAAAACTTGTGGAGAAACAGCATCTCCATCGGCAGAGGTTACTGTTCCAACATTTGTTACGCTGTAATTACCGTCCGCTATATACTTGAAAAATATATAGCAAGCAATAGGGCTGTATTTTTCTGATAAAATAGCAAGCAGCCTATCCCATTTATCATCAACGCTATCTTCTTTTGAATCTTCTTTTGAGTTAAGATAATCGGTAAAAGCCTTACACATATCCTCACCAAGTATACGAATCAAATATTCCTGTTCATATACGGAAATATATGATTCTATTTTGCCCAACTCCGCATCTCTTGTTATAGAGGGAGCGCCAGTGTCAGGATTTATCCCGACACTCAGCAACCCGGTGAAAGATTCGTAGTCAATTATCATACCGTATCTTTTTTCGCAGATTTACGTTTAGTGAACAACTCCTCGCAACCCAACGCTCTGGCATCATTAATCAGTTCGTTTGTCGCTTCAATTTTACCCTCGGCATAAAACTTGCTCGCAAGAGCCATTCCGACTGAAACTTCATCGCCTGTTTTATACTTCACACCATCCTTGACAAATGTTACGTTATAACGCTTAGTCAGGTTTATTCTATATTCTTTTCCCATAATTATTCTCCTTATGCTTCTTGAGTGATACCTTCTATTACAGTAGAGAATGTGTCCTTTACAAATGCGGTCTTATATTGCGACTTGATATAACACATCAGCCTCTTCTCTGCGATTACAGTCACGATATTCTTGCGGAAATCGTCATTCTCCCATCCTAAGGTAATAGACAATTCCCACAAGTCACGAATGTTCAAGTATGAGAAATCACCCATGATGAAATCTCCTTGTTTTACTGCTGTGGTCGTTTCTACACGCAATCCCTGAATCAATTCATCTCCATATCGGAATGGGCGGAGATATTGACCGTTAGCATCCTTAGCCAACTGCATGGACGCGTAATCCAATGGGTTCATCAATACAAGGTTGGGACGATATGCCATTTCGCTGGTAGATACAATTTGCGAATAAGCCGCCACAAGAGCATCAAACATATTTGGCTTCTCAACATAGAAAGTAGAGAGAGAGAATGCCGGCATATCCGATGCAACGCCTTTTATTTCTCCACTGGAGCCACTGCCTGATAAAATTCCCTGCTCTTCTTTGATTCCAAGTTTATTTACCATTTCCGTTTCAACTTCATTGACGAAGCTGGGAAAATCCGACAGCGTTTCCTCTGTAAATTTAGCAGCAATAGCCACTTTGGCAACGGTTATTGTTTTTTCTGTCAATGTCGCATCCATCAAAGGCTTTAGCCCACCTTCAGAAACCCATGCAGCATCTCCGTCCTTGCTTGTATATTCCGCATAAACCAAAGCCCTATTATTTGTGCTTGATACATTTGCATATTTTCTAATGACGGTTTGCGCTCTCGGATTAACTGATAAATTTGGGTCAACCTCAAGTCCGTAATGCGGAGCAAGGGACCCGGAAGTAATAGTTGCAGCTTCTTTCTTTTCCAGCACAAGATTTAATCCCAACTTATTGCCGGGAGCCGCTTGGCAAGCCGATTTCAAATCAAGAGACATAATACCCTTCTTGTCTTCGGTGATATGCTCCTTAAGCTGTTCGTGTAGCTGCTCATAAACAGATTTAATCTTTACCTCCCCGTTTTTACCTACTTCGGTAGAAGCCTTTACACGTAAAATGGCATTCTCCAATTCATTAACCTTCTCCTCAAAAGTCTTTTTGTCAATGCCGGCAAAATCCTTTTCCTTGATGTCATTTATGGAATCAGCGGCATCCTTTATGGATTTACGCAAATCTTCCAATTTCACTTCATCCGCAAGATAGCCTTTCACTTGTTTTTCAAAGGCTTCTCCCATTTTTTCGTCCAAAGATTCAAAAAACTTCTTGTTTTCTTCGGACAAGCCGGATGTGTCCATAAGTTCTAAAAATCCTAATTTCATACCGATTTTAGTTTTAATAAATTACATAATGATTTTTCTTCCGTTTTGCCATTACTGTCGGCTTCCATCCCTTTGGGTGGAGCAGGTATAACACCGTCCGGCCTAAAAGATGCAAGTGACATTGCTTTGGCTATAATTTTTTGCAAACGCTGTTGCTTGGTTGTACTCATATTTTTACATAACAAGGAAATTTCACCGCTTAAATCCTTATAAGCGTTTTCGTAGTCTTCAATTGACTTCAACCCCAAATACTCGGTTTCTCCATTACAGCCAATTGATACCACCGATATTTCATACAGCTTAACCTCTCTAACAATCAGGGCTTCTTTTTCGTAATCCCATTCGCAATTCTCCCATACATACTCATAACCAATAGAGAATTGATTAAGCGTGCCTGACTCAAGTTGTTTTATGGCCCTATCTCCAAGTTCAATCTCATCAATGCGCGCCTCAAAATAAAGCCCTCTATCATCTTCTTTCAATTCTGTAATAAATCCCAAAGGCTCTGACATGTCGTGCATCCAAAGGAGTATAATTTTGTCATTTGCCTGGCTTTGCGGCCCTCTTTCATTAATGCTTTTTGAAAAGCAACCTTTCAATAGAATATCATGAGCCTTGTCCATGTTTCCGAATACAGCAGCGTATCCGCTGATAGTCCGGCTTTCGGAGCTGTATTGAACATCCTTTGAGTTAATGGAGAACAATTTATACTGCATCCCCATTTTACCTTTGTATTTATTTGTCATTGTTTCCATTTCCCTTACTGTTATTAACGTTATTTCCAACAGATGCGCTGCTTGCTACATTGCTATCAAAATCTCCTTTTGGATTATCCGGGTCAATATCTATGTATCTTGCAACTTCTATACGCGCCTCATCATGTGTTATCAAAGACTTATCTATCAATCTCTGTAAGGCATCAGCAACTTTAACCAATGTATTGGCTTCTGTCTCCTTGTTGGTTTGAAGGCATTCAACATCTGTAAAATCAATCTTAATAAAAACACCTTCCGGACATATGGCTTTTGAAAGACATTCTGCTATCTTTCGGCTATCGGGAATGATTACGTCCTGATAAGCCTTTTTCCCGGCACTTTCAAGGTTGTCGTATTTGGCGTCCGTAAAAAGATTGGCATTTATGCCCATTGCATTGGCAATCTTATCTGTACACCTCTTATCCTCTTCATGAAGTTTTAATTCATCAGCATTAAAATCAAGAGGAAGCCATCCTAATTTGTAACGTGTCACCAAAATGGGATATTCCTTGTTTACTAAGCCATAATCACGTTTAAATCTGTCCTTTATATCCTTTTCGTCTTCCGAGGAAAGGGCAACATTTCCCATTTGGTCAGTATAATCATTATAGAGTACACCTTTAGGACCGCCATTTACAAGCAATGTATGGCTTGCAGACATAGAAGCTACCCAGTTTGATATAGGCTGAGAAAGGCTATCTGAAACGGACTCAAATTTGACATCAGCAGTCGCACCGCTATTTATTACTATATTGCTGTCATATATTACAAGGTATTCATAATCCTCCAACTCTAATCGAGTTCCGTTACAGTCTATATATACACTTGATATAATATTTTTCAGTTCGTATTGGCGAAACACCTTACCGGTTCCTTCCATATGGAAAATCTCAGGTGGAATTATCCACATTGCCTTAGGAGTACTTGTTTTTGTCGCTCTAACAAGAACAATTGGACAATAGCCGAATACCTTAAGACATATTTCAATTTGCTTTACAAATGAAGAGAATGTTTGCAGCGGATTGGGAGCGTTGAGTATATTACGTATATCGGCAAATGTCCTTTTTTCATTTCCATCCTTATCTACCACATAAGGAATACCACGGGACATCATAGTGCCGATTTTATCAACTACAGTGAAGAAAGGCGTACAGGAAACAAGCGCTCCGGCTTTATCCAAATTGTTAGTCATGTCATAATATACTTTCCATTTGGAACGCCTTCCGAACAAATCGGACAAAAACCAGTAGTTTCCTGCTGCATCTCTTTCTACCCGATTTACATTATCATACATCGGGATAGACTTTTTATTTTCTGGCTTCCAAAATTTAGTAAATATGCCCATATACAAAGCAGGAGTGACAGCAAATAAATGCGGCCACTCCCATATATTTAGTGTTTTAGTCCATTAATACGGTTGCGTGCAACTTCACACGCTTGTAGTGACCCTACGTGTGCAAATATATATATTATTTAGACTAATTCCAAATAACAAACAGCGTTTTTATAATTATTTTTTTGATTTTCTTTTTACTCTATCCGCTATACAACACAATACATACATTGCTTCATAGACATCTTTACCGTCATAGTCCATTAGATTACGCATAAATAAGGACATTTTATTATCTCTCTTGAATTTAAAATCTCGAATTAGCCCCTTAAATGCTTCAATATAAGAAAGTTTCCCTGTATTTTCTTGCCTTGCCCACACATCACCTATTTCAGCCCTATAATCGCGTATATAATGAAGCATTGCCTGCGAAGTCTCAATGTTTACATCGGCACCAGCGACCAACGCGGTGATTTCTTTGATGGGAATCAATTCTCCTATATACGCATCGTCCACATATATTGTATCATGTACAACATACGCTTTCGCATACAGAAAACGCCCATTAAGCAGTGGATGTATTTCTACAATTGGAATGCCGGAAAATGCGACTGTCGCAGCCTCATAGCTGTCATATTCAAAATCTCCGCGTTTTTCTACGGTTCCGGTAAGAGCATCTGCCCCATCATCATGTGCGTTTTTTCCGAACTTCCTAAAAGATTTTATCTCTGCATAAAATTCAGGAAAGAGCACTTCCCAACCTTCCGGCATATATGTAAGATTCATAACCTCAGCGGAGCGGGTAAATATTCGAACTTCCTTATTCCCCGACTGATGAAACCATTTTATTTCTGTTTCATTATTGCCCATTATGCGTGATTGCCGCTCTACGTTTCGGGCAAAACCACGTCCACCGTTATTGCTTTCAATGTTAGCTATGGTTACTCTATCTTTGGCAAGCAAAGCTGCAACTTGCGGTTCCGTAACCTCCATAGGAGCGTCCGTATATAGTATGCTTAAAATAAAGTTGCCTATTTCTGTATCCACATAATCTATGGAACATAATCTGTCACTGCCCGTATCTGCGGTATCGGTATAATTTTTCCGAATGGCACGGTTGGTATATGGTATTTCCCTATAAGTCTTGAATGTACCGTACATGAGACCTTCTATAGGTGTAGGGTTCTGCATATATTGTGTTTCAAAGACGAATGGATTTATTCTATTGAGATTATGCAATTCATCCAATGTGTGTTTAAATTCCCACAAAGGAAATTCTTTCCCGTCCGCTTCTTTTTCTATGACCGGCAATGAAAGAACAGTCCATTGCCCTGGCTCTGTTTTCATAAGATAGCCGCACAAATCATTCTCATGCAGGCGCTGCATGATTATTACAATCGGGGTGTTTCGGCTGTTCACTCGGTTACGGATAGTAGTTTCAAAGCGTTGGTTAACCTTTTCCCTTTTCACGTCAGACAAAGCGTCCTCCGGCTTAATAGGGTCGTCTATGACAATGGCGCCGGAAAACCTTGTCCCCTTTAATATGCTATCTATTTCTTTTTCTGTTTCTTTATCATCTATATCGTCCACCTCTCCAGCGCCAAATCCCGTTATCTGTCCACCTGTTGACACCGCATATACACCACCGCCAGCTGTGGTACTCCACTTCTTTTTGCTGTCTGTTCCTCTCTTTATCTGGACATACGGGAACAACTGTTGATACTCTTCTGATTTAACTATGTCTCTAATCTCTTCTGAATTATCGTGAGCCAAATCGTCAGAATATGAGAGATGGACAAACTTTGAGGAAGGGTTGAGTGCCAATCCGTATGATATAAAGTTCTTTACGGCTAATTCGGTCTTTCCATATCGTGGTGCAATATTGATTATCAGTTTTTGAATTTTTCCGGAAATAACATCATCCAACGCATTACATATGCGTTCATGGTGTCTGCTCACCACAAATTTGCGCCCTGTTTTACTTTTAAAGAAAAATTTTGTGTAATTGAGAACGCCCGACATACAAAATGCTTGTAGATACCGTACACCGTCCATCATAGCCTTTCTATCAGTTTCTTTGCTTCCTCGACACTTATGGGTTTGCTGGTATTCATCTCTATTTCGGTAGGCTCATCAAACCCAAGCATTTTACATATACGCTCAATAGCCTTTATCTTATCATAAAGTTCTATCTTCACATATTCAACATCTACAATTTCCGGAGCATCACTTGTTCCGATATTTTTTTTCAATATCTTGGTGGATATGCTTTTTATTGCCGATTTCTCTTTGTCAGAGAGTTCATCAAATTCTTTACGCTCTATCCATGTGTTGTGCGTGCTGGCAATGGATGAGAAAGCTATACCGGACAATTCTTGTAGAATGCGTTCTTTAGTTATGTCTGATTTGTTTTTTTGTTCTTCCTGCAACTCTTTAACCCTTTGGGCTACATTTGGGTTAGACAACAATTTGCAAGATTCTTCCCACACTTGTTTGTCTCTCATCTTCTCGCACGAATAGGCACGACGATAAGCATCGGAAGCATTGCCGCTTTCGATGTAGTAGTTGCAAAAATTCTCTTGTTTGATTGTAAGTTTTTTCATGTCTTTTCGTCAGTATGGGAAGCATGCCACTTGACATGCTTTCGCAAAGATATGTAATTATTTGGAATATCATACCTATCTATCCGAAATAACTGGTATAATTATCGAAAATATTTATCTCCCCACTTCCTTATTACTTCTTAAAAACATTTACATAATCAATAACTTTCCGATTAGCTTCATCAACTTTTTTCATATCGAAACGGATATAGATGTCGGTTGTTGTACTGTTCGCCCAACTATGCCCAAGCGCGTGGGCGATTACCTCTTTGGGGACATCGAGTTCTGCCGCTACCGTGGCCCATGTGTGTCTTGCCCAATATGAGGACAAATCAGGGAATAAAGGATTTCTACTCTTTTTCCCTCCCAATCCCTTCCTTTCTGTCTCTCCAATCTGTTTTAACCCTATTCCCATACGATGTAGGAAATCCTTGTAATTTCCGTAGTCATCCATTATATTAAGAAGATAATCCTTCCCTTTGTATTTCTCAATTATAGCCTGCGCTTCCGGTTCTACTTTAATACTGTATAATTTCCCCGTCTTAGCTCTTTTATATTCAAAACGACCATTTACCCATGCAGAATGTTTTGCGTTGAACAAATCAGCTGCATTTACCCCTATGAGATAAAACATGAGCATGAACATATCCCTATATCTAATCTGGTATTCTTCACATGGATAATCTCTCAATAACCTAAGTTGTTCTGCTGTAAGGCTGCGTTTTCGGGTTTCCTCTTTCTTTATTGAAAACCTTCTGAATGGATACAATGTTGTGTACTCCTCATCAATGGCGTAGTTGAATACACTACGTATGTTCCGTAAATGAATAGCGTAGGCATTAACCTTCATCGTCTTTGCCATCCACGCTTCAAAGTTTTCCAGCCATGACTTATCCATGCTCTCAAAAGTACAATGACTATCGTATTCCTCAATCTTGTTTCTTGTGGTTGTATATATAGACTTAGTTCCCTGATTAGTTTTCTTGGAAACGAATTCATCAAGATAATAGAGAAACGTCTTTTGATTTTCAACCTTGCTACTTATAGCGTCCTCTATCAACTTCTTCAAAGCTTTGTCTGTAGTTGATTTCAACTTTTCTTGTTGCTCTAAAGTAAATATTACTGTTTCCGCCTTGTTTATTATTCCACGGGCAACTATATTTCTCGGCTTGTAATTTTGTGCACGCACAGAATATTCGTTCCCATTCCATTCTTTTTCCGATGCACTTAGCTGCGTAGCTATCATTATTTGTTTGTTGTGGAATACATTCAACTTTATCGGATAAGTACCATCTTTTTTTTGTCTTCTTTTATCAAGGTAGAATTTAACCGTTGCCATATATCTATGTTTTTAGTTTATGCATATCTGAAAATTTGCATAGGATTTGCATACAAAGGTAGGGTAACAACCCCTAATAACCCCCAAAAACGTACATGTTATATGGCATATATAAAGAAAAAGGCAGCTACTTTATTTGTAACTGCCTGATTTTCAGAAGAGCGGCAAGCGAGGCTCGAACTCGTGACCCTCAGCTTGGGAAGCTCTTTTTTAGTGCATCTAAAATACTATATATCAAATATTTATTTTACATACAAAAATAATTTGCATATAATTTGCATAATAAATATCCCCACGAACATTTACATAATCATTTTTGTGGTAGTTAAAATGAAGCAACATGAATCACTAACAATTCTCCCCTCTCCAATAATTTCACGCATTGGAGGATACTTGACTTCGCTTCGCAACGTCCATCCCAGTCTATCACCTTTAGGCTTTAGACGATGCGGATACTTTGAAGAGCACTTTGCTTTCTTGCTTTCCATTACACTCCCCATATTGTTTTGATATTGAATTTATCTGTTCCCTTTTTTATCCTTCTGCTTACAAACTTGCAAGCCACTTCTTGCCTTTTCGAGTATTCAGCCAAAGAGCAAATAAAAAGGCTAAAGCCCCAGAACCTCCTAAAACGATTAATAGACCTTCCATAATTACCTCCTTATCACTTTATAACCAATATAAGCAAATACTATTGTTGAAAAAGCTCCAATCAAAAGCAAAAGCCAATATAACTCATTGTTTGAACTTGTGAAAAATGACACAGCCCCACCTGCTACCATTGCAGCAAATGATGTTTTTGCCAAATCATAAAAGAACTTTCCAAGCGTCTCTCGGCTTATTTTCTCTTTTTCCTTGACCTCTTTCTTTACTTCTTGTCTTTCACTCCAGCTTCCCATGCACTCCTATTATAGCAAATATGAATATACGGGTATTCTCCTTTTATCAAGTTCCTCTTTGGAAATATCAGACAATACAAACTTCTTCCCTGAGTTAGATTTATTCAAATCAGAGATGTTCTTTTTAGAAGAACGAGGTTCTTGTTTTAATCTTATATTACCCATACCACCTTTATTCTATAATATTGTAGAACGATAGAACGAACGACGCAATTTAAACATAATACCACCTAACAATGTTTACTACATTGTTAATAATATTACTTTCGATACAAATTAAAGCAGAAATAGGGATGTGACCAAAATGTGAGACAGATTTATTTGTAATTTAGACTGGTTATAAATAACAACGTTTACGTTATGATACCCCGCCAGCCGTATTACTGGCGGGGTAAATAAACTATTTGTTTATTCTATTTTACATAAACCAAATGATGAAGCACATTTCCGCTTTTTGTATCAACTTCCGCCAACCTGACTGCCTAAAATCTTCATATTATAAATTTTCTTTTCCTTAACCTTCCCGCCTTTCAGTATTGCGACTTCTTGTCTCAGTTGTACAACTTCGTTCAGTAATTTCTCATACGCTTCTGCGAGACGGAGCATGTGCTTCATCATTAGATTTACATTTTCATTCATTATATTTCAAATTAATAAATTGTGTCTTGTGAGAGATGAAATATCAACAAATTTTATGTTGAAAAAGTTTTATTTTAAAACATGTTTGTAAACATAAATATTAAACAGCCTTTCTTCTCTCACTGAATAGGTCTTGTATTTCTTCCACAGATTTGTTCAGAACGTTAAATCGCCTTTGTAAATCCTCAAATTGCGCTTCATACATGACTACTGTCGTTTCATACATTCGCTTCCAGTATTCAGCAGTTTCCGGAGATGGCAAATCTTCTACATCTTTTTCAGTCAAAGACGAATGTGAAGTTTCATTGTCAAGGAACATTGGACCTTTACCGGTGAGGATGTAGTTGGCGTTGACTTGGGGATAAGCTTCACAAAGTTGCACTATTATATCAGCGGAAATAGCTTTAGTAACCCCTTTCTTATAATGGGATATTTTAGCTTGTGCATTTTTCACGCCACAATCTTTTTCAAGCACGTATGGTCCAATCTTTAGACCTTCCATAACCTCTAAAAAGCGTTCACTTGCAGCCATGATGATACTTTCACCAATATTTTCTTCGTTCTCATTTTTAGAAAAAGGTTGTCCTTCTCCCGTAATAAGCCACGCCCGGCTATATTCAGGAAATACAGATAATATTTTATCCGCATAATTAGCACTTATGGCTTTTATTTTCCCATCACGAATATCATACAATGGCTGTGCCCTCTTAATTCCCATTAACTGAGATAGCTTAGAAAGAGTCACTTTCTCATTATCAGTGATAAACTCTAATATTTCCCTACTGTTCATCATAATAATACTGTATTTATTTGGAGATACAGTATTTTACTGTATCTTTGCACCCGTTGCAAGTAGAGCGGCTACAGACACACGATTAAACAATCGCCCTAACGTGGGCTTTTCTATATGGAAATCCGTTGCCGCTCTACTTTAGCAACGGATTTTTTTATTTTATAAAGTACAATCGGTTATTGTTTCCGCTTTACGAGCTACTGCGGAGGGCTATCGGGGAAAATACGTTCGACCAATAACAGATTTAAAACAACCTTCCGAAGCTTCACGGTGAAAGCCCGTGAGGGGATGCACGAAAGAAGGCAGTCGATTGAAATAAGCAGACTGGTGCGCAGGTGCAGGTTACGAGATAACCAACTCTGTAAAAGCTGAAAGCCGAGATTGGAAGCACCCAATTCAGAGCCGATGGGGTCGATACCTAACTTATACTGGTGATTTGCCATCGAATTATCCCTGAACCGTTAGAGAGAAAAACACTCTCTACGGGTAAGGGGATGATTCACTCAAAAATCAACGTTTCCTTCAAACCTGGTAATTTGTAAGTTAACATAAAGTATAATAATTACTTGATTAAATAATAACTACATATTATGAAGAAAATAACAAAGATTGAAATTATAATGTCAGTAGATGAAGATTCTGATTTGTATTCAAGAGATATATTTTTAAACGGGGAAAAAGTTTTTCACGATGAGTTCAAAAAAAATCTCTTAAATACAAAAGACTTTATTCATAAGTTTGCAAATAAGCTAATAAACGGATTTAAGAATGATAGACCATAGCCATTTAAAAAACATTTGTGGCCACCCGGTCATCGAAAATATAGACAAAATCAAAGCTATTTTTGCTATACGAACGGATTTTATGGTGGCTTTCTTGCTTTTATTTGACAAGTTCCTATCATATTCATCTCTTTCAATCTGTTCTATTAGGTTGTCAAAGTGTTTAGTATAAATAAGCCGTTTGGCTTCTTGGGTGACTTGCAAATCTCCGTATCCAATATTTTTGCCTGCTCCTAAACTTTTTAGCTTCTCAAAAACTACTGTACCACTACTACCAAATAATTCTTCGCACTTCTTTTGGGAAATGCTTTTGTTCCTAATAATGTATTCGGTAGCAGATTTGCACATCAAAATCAAATTTTTATCCATAAAATTATATTATCAATTAACCGATTGTACAACATTTCAAAGAACGAATTATGAAAAATGAACCTAATTACACAATTACAATTTCCCGTAGATACGTTGAGGGGAAAAACAGCCTTAATGTAGAGAGAACCGTTACAAACGCCGAAGACGGTGAAGTAATATTTCATTCACTGCATGAAATTAGCAGCGACAGTGAAAAAGAATCACCTATTACGTTTCTTGAAAAACATTTAGGGCTGTACCCTCCCGAAAGCAAAAGCCAATGCAGATGTAATAGATGCCGCAATTTCAGTGATGGTTTTTACTTTCTCCGAAACGGGTGGCTCCACCGCATTCTTAAGATTTTCAAGTTCAAGTTTTAATCTTTCCAAATCATTTGAAAGCATTTGGTCTTGCATCTTAAACCCTCCATAGCGGTAGAATGTATCCAATTTTGAATTAAGATATATTTTACCGCCATTCTTATAACCTTCAATTTTAAGCATCCCCATATCTTCAAGTTCAATCATCACTTTTTCAAATTGCACCATACTGATATTAAGGTCTGGGACATTTTTATATTCAAAATAAAAACCATTTCCTTCTTTATTAAGAAGTTCATGCACTATTTTATCCTTTTCCTCCGGCATTATTACCTTAGGATGCTCCTTTTCCCCCTTCGATGCTGTCCTAAACTCAACCATAACAATATATTAATCAGAGTTTTACTAAAAACATGTTTTATAACATACATTTATTTACTGTATCAATATTGCAAATACAGTATTTTACTGTATCTTTGCACTGTTGTTTTAAACAACGTTTTAAGCAAGGCTATAAAACTAAAGTAAATACAAAGATAAGAAAATAAATAAAGAAAGCAAATATGAAGTACGATTTATCAGACATAATGAAAAAGGCTCACAACTTCTACAAGACCGGAAAATACACCTGGTCTGAAAGCTTGAAAAAGTCATGGAAGATGGCAAAGTTTTCTGTCCGCGTAAAAGAGGAAATATCCAATATGGTAGACTATAAGTCTGCTGACGATAAAGCGTTCACTAATAGATTGAGAAAGGAGAATGAAGGCTATAAGCCGGCAAAAAGAAGCGCCTATGATAATTTCAATGCTCCGGCTTCCGTCTATTATACTTCTAACAACAGAGGGCGTTTTGGCTCTTGTTTCGTGGGTGATTAACAATAAAAACAATTAATAAAATGACTGATTGGGCAAATATTGTAAAGGTAGTTTCTGCAACTAAAACATTGGAGTATCTCCCGTTGGGAAAGCCTAAGGGAATAAAACATAAAGATATTACTGAGACTGTTATACGTTCTACTGTCACTCGGTTGTCAAAAAAAGGGTATTCGTTTTATGTAAAACCGACTTTTTATGGTACAGAAGTAACAAGAATTAAATAAAATTTCCTTATGAATATCAACAGAATATCAAAACAGACAGCCATGTTTGCAATAGGATTTATCGGCTTCTTATTCCTTCTTGGCATCGCAGGCAAATCAGATTATAATCAGGAAGTCATATACAACATGACGGAAACGGCTTACAATGTTATCGTTGATTCTCTCGGTGAAGGTTGTAGCGATACTCAAATCGTAAAGACTTATTTAAGTAACAAAGAATATTACGACAGTCTAAGTTGGTAGGTTATGGGAAGGCAAAAAAAGATAGGAAAGGTGGAACCCGTACAAAAAATATGGCTCTCCGCCAAGGAAGCAATGGCATATTTAGGGTGCAGCATGGACTTGTTGGAAAAACTAAGGAATAATGCCGAAATATCATTTTCTAAATATAATAACCGTACCATTTGGTACGACTTGAAAAGCATTGAAAGGTTTATAGAAAGAAACCGCGTTGTGTGAACAACGCTCCTTCCTCTTAGCTCAGCCAGGCAGAGCATCGCTATGGTTACTTGTTCGAAGGTTTAGTATCCGGTAATTTCCGGTTAGCGAAGGTCGCACGTTCGAGTCGTGCAGAGGGAGCATTATAGGCGAAACCGATGAGCCAAACATTCGGGATGGGAGACTTAACCCTCAAAAATGAAGTCGTGTTCAGGGCACGTAAAATTAGCCTGCGCTAATAAGCAGTATATCTATATATACACATAGCTGAGGCGATGTATAGCGTGCAAGCAACCGATTGCGAAGACTGTTCATTGAGAGGTGAATACGAGCATAAGGCAGCAGCGTGATTAAGTTAATGAACATACTACAATAGTAGTCTATGTATCAGCGCGGAAAATCGTCCGTTGACCGTTAAAGTATGATGTTTGGGCGTCATTATCGCTGGTACTATTATATACTCCCTTCCCGTCAAATTCGGGCACGCTGAAAGCTAAACACGTATTGTTGCGTTGAAGGGAGCCAATATTTATTAATCTTTAAATATATAGAATTATGATTGGGAAAAAAGTAATTATTAGAGCAGACAGAGCGGGCGTATTTTACGGAGTATTGAAAGAAAAAAATGGTAGTGAGGTTACATTGACAGACTGCCGAAGATTGTGGTGTTGGTATGGGGCTGCATCTATCAGCCAATTAGCTGTTGAGGGAACGAAAAGACCTAATGATTGTAAATTTACATTAGTTGTACCGATAATCTCTATTTTAGGGGTTATAGAAATAATTCCTTGTACAGATGAAGCGATAAAATCCATTGAGGAGGTAGCCGTATGGAAGAACAGATAAGAAAGTTTCTTAGTATATACTCTGGCTATGGCTATGGCTATGGCTCTGGCGATGGCGATGGCTATGGCTATGGCTATGGCTATGGCTCTGGCGATGGCTCTGGCGATGGCGATGGCTCTGGCTCTGGCTCTGGCGATGGCTATGGCGATGGCTCTGGCTCTGGCTATGGCGATGGCTCTGGCTCTGGCTCTGGCGATGGCGATGGCGATGGCTCTGGCGATGGCTATGGCGATGGAATTAAAACATTCAATGGCGACAAAGCATATATCATTGATGATATTCCTACAATTATCAAGCATGTTCATGACAATGTAGCTAAAGGATATATACTGAACGATGACTTTACATTGACTGAGACATTTGTTGCAAAAAGGAATGGGAAATTCGCTCATGGAGAAACATTGCACGAGGCCTTTGCTTCGCTTCAAGAAAAATTGTATGACGATTCAACCGAGGAGGAAAGGTTGGAAGCTTTTAAAAAGCATTTTCAGGACTTTACTAAAAAGGTATCGGCTAAAGAATTGTTCCATTGGCATCATGTGCTGACCGGTTCGTGCAAGCAAGGAAGGCTGTCATTCTGTGCCAATAAGGGAATAGACATTGACAATGATACTTATACCGTACATGAGTTTATAGAATTAACTCAATATTCTTATGGCGGTGATATAATCAGAAAATTGAAGTAATATGTAATTATCCCGTGGCTCTCAATAGATGTTTGAGAGTGGTAAGGCTTAACATCGGAACGCTCACGGGAACGAAAACGTAATTATATGGAACTAAAAGAATTAACCAATAAGATTTGTGATTTATTTGGATGTGCTAATGTCAGTACATTACCAGATAAAATAATGTCTTCCTTATTTTCTCAGAACGCACCTTTGCTATTCGAGAAGTATAAGGAGTTGTGCCCGGATTTAAAGATTGATTGGCTTCAAAAAGTCTATCAATTTTACCATGCTGACAGAAAAGAAAAAAAGCAAGATTATACTCCTGTTTCCCTCGCTAAACTTGTTGCTTATTTAAGTTGTACTTCGTCAGAAAAAGTAGTTTATGACTGTTGTTCGGGTTCCGGTGCACTTACGATTCAAAAATGGAGTATCAACCCAAATTTAAAATTCGTATGCGAAGAGTTAGACGAAAAAGTAATTCCTATTCTTCTGTTTAATTTATGTATTCGCAATATTGAGGCAACGGTTATCAATAAAGATATTCTGACAAGAAAAGTTATTTGTTCATACAGAACAATTAAAGGCTCTACTTATTCATCTGTTCAACGGTTAATGTTCTCAGAAATGGAGCTTTTAAAGGCGGATGTAGCAATTTCCAACCCGCCATTTAATTTAAAAGTTCCTGTATCTGAAAATATAATTAAAGCTTTACCTCAGAAATACACTTGTAATTTTGCTTTTGTGGCGCATTGCTTGCAAAGGAGTGAAAGATGTGCGTTGATTCTTCCCAGAGGTGTGCTTACAAGCAAAGAAGAGAAAGAGTGCAGGAGATACTTTATTGAGAAGGGATGGCTGCAAGCTGCTATTTCTTTGCCGGAAAAGATGTTTGAGTCTACCTCTGTAGCGACTTGCATACTTTTGTTTGATAAGAAGAAAACGAGTAAAGATGTGATGCTGATTAATGCGGAGCAAATGAAAACTGTTGAAGTGCGGGAACAGCGTGGAGAAGGTGAAGCATCACACTATAATCGTATATATAAAAAGGAATTTAACACCTTTTCGGACGAACAATTGGTTGCTATATGTGAACTTCTACATAAGGAACAGGAAGGTTATTCAAAGAAAGTGTCCATAGAGGAGCTTTTGAATCATAACTACAATCTTGATATTGGCCCATATCTTCCAATTTATATGGAAGGTACACTTCATCGTGATTTTAATGCTATTATAGCAGATATTAACCGTGTTATCCGTGAACGTAATGTAATAAAAGTGACGGTTAATAAAGTGTGGGCTGAGAAATTGGGGCTTACAGAAATTATAAGAGCGTGTGAAGCATCTAATGAAGTAGTAAAGGCGATGAATGAAAGTTTTGCATCATTCAAGAATTACGAAGTAAAAGAGAAAATTATTGAAAACAAATATATCCAATCTTCCGCTTCAAAAATATTTTACATAGAGAATACAGATAAAAAAATATTATCGAGCATCATGCCTTTTTTCATGAATATGTATAAGCAGCATATTTATTACTTAAATAATGAAGAGAATAGACTTCTTGCAGAACTTAGAGATTCAATGCTTCCATTTCTTATGAATGGAAAAATAGAGTTTAATGACAAAGAAACAGCCTGTAAGGGTGAATAATTCATGATAGCTTTTTAATGTAAACAGTCCCGTCCACGTGCTGGTCGGGAAACACTGCGACATGGCGGAATGGTAGACGTATCACTCTATGATAGGAATGTCAAACCTTAGATGTGCGGAGCTTGACAACTCGTCCCGGTTCGAGTCCGGGTGTCGCAACATCTTCACTACAGATGAAGTATTTGTTTAGTCGTAGCCGGGCGGTCTGTGAAGATAGTCCGGTCTTTTTATTGAAACCAATTAATAACAATATAAATATGAAAAAGAAATTTACTCCTGAAAATATTCAGGAACTTAAAGAGAATCAAATATTTGTTTTTGGCAGTAATATGAACGGTAACCATGCCGGTGGAGCAGCCAGATTAGCAGTTGAGAAATTCGGTGCAATCATGGGACAAGCCGAAGGATTGCAAGGGCAATCCTATGCTATTCCTACGCTGAATGAAGATATGGAGAAAGTCACAGAAGAAGATTTGATAACCTATTTGGGTAACTTGCGGAATTTTGCCAACGAACATCCTGAAAAGGAGTTTCTTCTTACCGCCATTGGGACGGGAATAGCGGGGTTTGATACAAATTATATGGCATATATGGCTCTCAGAGCAAACCTTCCTGATAATGTTACTATCCCGAAAGAATTCAGTAAGATAAAAGGGTTCAAAGGCTTCAACTCTGATATGACTTGCAGGGATTTTAAATATGAAGAGGGAAAAGATTACGAAGAACAAGGTGATATAAGCGCTTGTAGTAATGGTTTCCACTATTGTCTTCATCCCTTAGATGTATTTGGCTATTACCCTCCTGCATACATTGGAATGAATAAGTTCCATGAAGTTGAAGGAAGCGGGGATATGGATGTTGATACGGATGATACCAAAATTGCTTGCTCAAAAATCCACATAGGAGCAGAGTTAAGTATTAAAAGCATTGTTGATGCGGCAATCAAGTTCACTTTCAGCAAATGTAAGTGGGTAAAGGAAAAGATTGCTACCGGCTACCAAGGCGCTGCATCAGCTACCGGCGACTATGGCGCTGCATCAGCTACCGGCGACTATGGCGCTGCATCAGCTACCGGCGACTATGGCGCT